GTAGCGGAACTAAAATCCCAAATGGCTAAGTACCAAGATGAGATTAAGGCATTGCAAACTTCTAAAATGCAATTCCAAGAAAACTCACGCAGTAATGCTGGTGCACAGTTTAGTGAAAGAGAAATGGCTAACGCTGTTATGCTTTCAAAAATGCTCAATAAGCGTGATGCATTTGACACTAAAGTAGGTACACGCATGAAAGCTGTTACTACTGTAGATCAGTTCTTGAGTAATTTCTCAAGCAATATCTATACTGAAATGGAGCAGCAACTTATTGTAGCCCCAATGTTTACTCGTATGTCAGTAGACGCACGTAACTTCAGAGTACCAGTTGCTGATGAAGATACTGATGGCGATGTAGCAATGTTTGAGTCGGGAACTTTCTCGACTGGTATTGCTGACATGGCACACGTACCTTTGAGTAATCAAAACACTATCAAATCTGTAGACTTTACTCCCCATAAGTTTATGGCAACTACACACCTTGCAAAAGACGAAGAAGAAGATACAGTTCTTCCTCTTATCGACTTCCTGCGCGCCGCAGCTACTCGTCGTCTTGCACGTTCAATTGATAAATCAATTCTGCGTGGTACAGGTGCTCTTGCTGGATTTAACCAAGCTCCTGCTGCTGGATTGACCCGCAGAACTGGTATGCCTTCGGTTATTAAAGGTATTTGTGCAATGGCTGATGGCCTTATTGAAGTTGCTACCGGTGGTGCTGTTGCAGCTACTCCTACCCATATTGCCTCAGCACGTAGTGCATTAGGTAAGTATGGACTTCAACTTGGTAATGATCTTGTATATGTTACTTCTGTCGAAGGATATAACTCCCTTGTACAAACTGCAGATTTCCAGACTGTTGATACATTTGGCCCTAACGCTACGTATCTCACTGGTTCTGTTGGTGCTATCTACGGTATTCCAATTGCAATCTCCGAGTTCTTAGATACTCGTGTTGGTGCTGCAGCTGGTATGCTTGGTGTACTTATCTACAAGCCTGGATTTATGATCGCAGAACGTCGCGGTATTGAAATTGAATCTGAGTATGAACCACGTCAGCAAGTTACTGCTATGTATATGTCAACACGTTTTGACTTTAAAGCACTTACTACTAATGCTAACGCTGCTCTGGACACTACTAAGTATCCATATGCATGTACTGTCAGAAGCCAATAATTTAATTTAAAAATTATTGTTCTAAAATGGGGGGAGGCGGTCAGCCTCCCCTTCTATGTTTTAAGAGGATAAAATAATGGATATATCAGTAATTCCTGATTATATTACTACTAAAGAAGATGCTATTAATTGGCTTCATAGACACGGTTGGGGTGATTATGAAGCCCAACTAATGGCTACTAAATGGGATGAAGGAATACCTCTCCCAGATTCTATATTAGGTACTCCTAAAAAAGTTATAGAAGATACTAAAAATACTAAGGTAAAGGTTGCACCTGTAAAAAAAATTATTAACGCGCCTGTTAAGAAGATATAACTAGTTATAAACTAGAAAGGACACGTTATGGTAGACAGACTACAACAGAATTTAGGTAAATATCCATTTGTTACTTTATCAGATGTTAAAAACTATTTATCCATATCTAGTACTACCCAAGATTCTCGTATAGAGCATGCTATTAAGTATGCTACGGGTATGGTAGAACATTATATAGGACAAGAGATACTTGCTAATGATTATGTAGAAATCTTTGATGGAGGTAAAACTTCTGTTATGACGTCTCGACTACCTCTAAGTAATGTATACTTAGTTTCTGAGTATGATGGATCAAATGATGTTATACTTAATGATCCTTCTTCTATAGGTAGACCTATTACCACAGATGGTGATACTTTAACTGTTTCTTTTAATGGTCAAGCTCATATTAACACCAGAGTAAAACAATTTGGAGTATCTTCTGTACAATTTGTTGCTGCCTCCGATAACTTAGAAGCTACTACTGTTATTGATGAATTACAGTTTGAAGATGGCGATTTTACAATAGAAGCGTATATTAGACAAGATACTGCAGGTATAGGTGAGAATAGTATATTTACTATATATGATGACTCAACTAACTATCTACAATTTAAATTTGCTGCTGCTAATGCACTATCTATTACCTCTAGAAGAGGTGGATCGAGCATTACCGCATTAGGAGGTCCTGAAGCGGGTAGAACTACCTCTAACTATGCTCCTAGAGAATTTATGCATGTAGCTGCTTCTTATGATAACCAAGCACAGAAAATGAGGTTATTTGTAAATGGCAATGTAGCTCAGAATGTAGCTTTTGCTGCAAGTAATAACAGTTTTACTACTAATGTTATAATAGGAGAAGGTCTTGTAGGTTATATGGACGAATTAAGAATATCTGGTACTGCAAGATATAAAACAGCTTTTACTCCTTCTGCATATAGACTTAGTTCTGATAAGGATACCATAAGTCTTTTTCACTTTGACGGACTAAATAAAGATACTACAACATCAGATACTCATAGTTCTGCCAGTCAATATACCTTTAGTAAAGATGTTGGAGAGATCACAAAAGATACTGGTAATATTAGTACTAGAGGTACTTATCCTGTAGTACGTAGTTCCTACCCTGCAATGACTCTGAGCGGTCCTCCTGTATTTAACCCGTTTCCTGCAGCTGTTAGAGTTGAATATCGTGGTGGGTATGAAACTGCAGATGTACCATCTGATATTAAAATGGCAGTATTAGATACTGTTAAATTAATTTATAAACAAGATCAAGAGAAAAAAGGTTTTTCACTTGAAGGTGAGCGTGGTGAAAAATACCCACTAGCTGCAAGTTTTCCTCCACATATCAAACGTATATTAGATCTGTATAGGATTATTGAGTAATGAAAACTCCACGACCAAGGATTGATCGTAATCAGTTTATAGCTATGAGAACAGAAATATCTGATCCACTACTTACAAGTAGGATTGCTGCATTAATGCGTGATCCTAATAATAATGATCCTTCCTCTAAAGCTATACAGGATCAAGTTGAAAAAATATTGGCAAAGTATTTTAATGCTACAGCTATTGTATCTAGTGACCGTCTTAAACCTGATATGATACTAAAAAACAGTGAATCTTTTCTTAATAATTTTATTAATAGTGTATCACCTGGCGAAGGTACAGGAGGATATCAAGTGTATGGCCCTACTACTCGTAGGGGCAATGCCCAATCGGAACTTAAGGTTAGACGAGGTACAGAGATTGATCCTATTACAGGTAAGGTTAATACTACTGATACAGGTATAGGATCTGTTGCCTATTCTATGGGCAGTCAAGGTGCAGCAGAATTAGGAGAAGCATCAGGAGTAGATTTTGATTCTTCTTTAAGAAGAACTGATGCATTACGAGATGCATTGACCGGCCAAAGAGGTGCTAGATTATTAGAGGCAATAAAAAATACACCTGATGGTAGAGAATTTTATGAAAAAGCTAAAGTACTGAATATTACAAGACTAATTACGCCATCTAAGGGAGGACCAGTAGCAGAAACTATTACACTAATAACTCCTTTTAATAAGTTTAGAGCTCCTCCTTTTACTGCTGAACTAAAAAATGTAAGTAAATTTGCTAGAGGCACGGAGAGTTTAAAAGTTAAAGTAGCTTTAAGTAGTCAATTTGAGAGAAACTTATTAGCACAACTTAGAAAGACTACGGCTTTTTTACCTAAAGGCGGCGAGTTTAAGACTTTTCAAGAAAATTTTACAAGAAATTTTACTACTAAAACAGTGACAGGTAGGTATCAAAATAGAACAGGTTCCTTTACTTTAAACGAATTTAGTATTCAAGTACCTACTGGCGGTAGTATACCTATGTTAAATGTTGTAGTACCTCCTATTAAAAAAAGAAAAACAAAACAATCTAATAGACAAAGTTTTTTATCGGGTATACAGTTATCAGCTTTAGTAAGAGCAAGATTAGAGCAAACTATGAGTACTGCTGGAACGGCTTTTCCCCCTATGTTAAAAAATAGAACAGGTAGATATATACAAAGTGTAAATGTATTTCCTAATTATAGAAAAAGTATGATAACTTATACTTTAAATCCTGTATATAGATCTCTTGAAAAATATGGTTATATACCGGATGGACAAACTATAATAGCTATTAGACAAGTTGCACAAGCAGCTTTTAGTAGACAATTTAATATAGTGAGGGCTAATTAATGGCTTCCAGAAGAAAAGAGATAGTTGCACTTTTAGTTGATAAACTAAAAGAAATTAATGGCCAAGCTGTGGTTGGTACTAATTATACTTATAATTTAAACGTATTTAATAATGTTAAAAGAGCTATAAGATTTCTTGATGAAGTAAATGATTTTCCATCACTCTATCTATCGGCTGGAACCGAAAATAGAGATTTTAATTCAAAAAATTTGACGGTAGCCACATTAGACGTTACTATAAGAGCATACATATATGGACAAGATAATTCCCAAAGCCTCGCAGATGATATAGTCCAAGACATTGAATTTGTTATTTATCACCAACTGGGGGAAAATCCAGAT